GCTGCCTCTACCTGAGCCGGACGACCCGCGTAGAACTCCCTCAATCCACCCTGCCCCTCGATGACGCGCTGCATGTCAGCCGCGCGAGTAGCGCCGCCCGTGACCTGCTGCACGGCCTCGAAACGCGTGATCGGCGTGCCGGCGGTTCTTGCCTCCTGAAACAGATGCTCAGCCTGATCGAGCTGCTGTGGTGTCGCGCCCTTGACGACTTTCGCGACGAGGTTTGCCGGCGCGCCTTTGCCGAAGAAAGCGACCGGAGCACCCGCCACCAGGGCGGCTGCGGCGCGGGCATATTTTTCATATGCCGTTCCCTCGGTCGCCTGCCCTGCGGTTTCCGACGCAAGCGCGGGGACCAGCGTCGACGCTAGCCGCCGAAGCGGGCCACCAGGGGTTGCCAGGGCAGGCGCGAACTCTCCTGCCGTGCGCGCATATTCCCCGGCCGTGGTCCGAGGCTCGTAGTGCTCTCCGATCGCAGGGATTGTCACGGCCTCCTGCAACTGCCCGGTCGTTGGCGCCAGTGCCGTGCCGGGATTGATTGCGCGCGCCGTCCAGTCGCCTAACGCTTCGGCTGTCTCGGGTGACGCCCCAAGCTTTTCGGCTCCCCATGCAATGCCGCGAGCATTCATCTCGCGCACGTCGCCAAAGCCGCCAACGGTCGCCTCGATCCCCTGACGCAGGCCGGTGGCGATCGAACTGCCGATGTCCTGCAACATGGACCCGTCGCTCTCTGTGCGCGGCTCGGCGTACTTCGTCCACGGTCCTTCGCTCTTCTGGAATTTTTCCCAGGGTCCGGCCATCAGTCAGCCTTTTCCCAGTTCGATTGAACTGCCGGATTGCCGCCATTGAAACGGTAGCCGTCAACAACATCGCCGGCTACCGGCGCCGTCGTATCGGCCGGCCCGATGCCGGCCAAGGCGCGCTTCATTTCGGGCGTCATGATGGAGCGCTTGTCGATCTCGCCGATCATGCGGCGTGCATCCGACGCCGATATCTCGCCGGTTTGATACCGGGTGACGATGTCGGAGCGCTGCATGTTCAGCGCGGCCTTCGCCTTCATGATTTCGCCGATCATGACGTTCGCTTCAGGCTTGTTGCGCAGTGCGGGAAGCGACTTCAGCATGCCGTCGTATTCGATGTCGGACGTTGCGCCCGAGCCCGGCGCGCGAAGAGTCGGCGCGATGCGTTTGACGATCGACTGGAAGGCGTCGCCGGCCGATGAGAAACCCGGGAACATTTCAGCGAGACGGCCTTGCAACATGCCCTGCGGCGCACTCTTCATCAGTTCGTCAAGGACCTCGAAATCCTGTCCCATGCCGCCGGACACCGCACCCTGTTTCTTGTATTCTCCCCACAACTCCGCTTCAGCCTTGTCGAGCCCCTTGCGCAGCTCGCCGTCCGAAGGTTCGCCGCCAACCGTCACGCTGGTGTTGCTCGCGCCCGCCCTCTTCATGTCAGTCATGAACTGCTGAAAACTCCCTCGATAGCCCTGCTGTCGAGCGAATTCATACTCCCGCATGTCGTCGGTTGGTGCGATTCTCGGATTGCGCAAGGCGTCGATCTCGATCATCGCCTTTTCAACCTGAAGCTTTTTGAGGGGATCGTTCCCGTCCTCCTTCAAGGAGATCAGCGATTTTGCGAGTTCGATCGCCAACGGTCGCGTCTGCGGGTTGGCGAACAGTTCCCGCATGGTGTCGCGGTCGGGAATGCCACCCGATTGCTGGCCGGCCGCCAGGTAACCATCCCCCGCCGTGAGGTCTTGGCTTGAGCCCCGGAGCCGCCACTCTCTCCGCGAAGCAACGCCGCTGCCTTCTGGCGATGAGCCGCCATCTGCTTTTCCACCTTGTCGCGCACGGTTCCCGGAGCGCCGCCGTTGTTCGCGTCGCTGGCGTCGTATCTGCCCACTCCGCCGGCATTGATCGCGGAATAGATGTCCAGCAGCCCCATGCCGGGCTGTACCCCGGTATCACGCAGGTAGTTCGCAACGGCACCTTTGGGGCCAAGCTGCGAAGCGACTGGGTTGGCCCAGTCAACGCCATACTGCTTGGCTTGCGGCTCGCCGAACTGGATCAAACCGCGATGCTGCCCCCACTGCGTCGTCGGGCCTGCCTGCGTCGGATCGAACGTTCCGCCGGTTTCGTAGGATATCGCCGTCGCCAGATCGAGCGGATTGATGCCGAGCGCCGCCGCTGTTTGCAGAATACCTGTGCGCAGATCACCGTCGCCATGAGCCTGCGCAACGCGCTGCGTGGGTCGGTCACTCGCCGACTCCCGGGGCGCGAGCGCCGACAGGGACATTTGCCCGCCAGCCTGCCCGTAGTAAGGGTCGAGAGCCCGCGAAAACAGCCCCGGCGCATCGTTCTCATAAATCTCGTTCTTGGTGCGCTCCCAGCCTTCGTCAAAGCCATCAGACGCGGCCTTGCCGGGATTGTAGAACGTCAGGGGAATGCGCGGGCGCTGAGGAAGCTGGATCGCCATCACAGACGCCCCATGAAGCTGTTCAAGCCGCCGACCCGACCGCTGACGGCGTTGCCGATCGAGCCGCCGAGCTTGCCGAGTGATCCGAAGATGTTCGACTTCTTGTTCTCTTTCTCGGAATAGTTGGCTTCCTCGCCCTCCGCGACCATGTTGTTGGCGTCCATCATGCCGGACAGGACGCCCGTATCCAGCCCGAGCCGCGTGTCCAGCGCACCGAGTTCAAGGTTGCCGAGATCGTAGAATCCGCCTGCTCTGCCTTGGGTGGCCGTGTTGATGCCGTTAGCGTTGATTGCCCGCTCTCCCTGAAGCCTTCCGAGCCAATCGTCCCACTCCTGATCAGCCAGGCCGGTCGCGAAGCGCATGGTATCAATGCCGGTCTGTCCCGACTGGAGACGGCCCTGAGCCCCGGCGCGACGCTCCAGAGCCTGCAAACCCTGATCCATGCTGAATCCGTACCCCGGGGATGTCTGGAACATCCGGCGCGCGGCGACGCTGCCTCCTGCGCCGTTCAGGCCAAGGGCGTTCTCGTATGCGTCCGAACCTTTGCGGCCGAGCGCGTCGAGCGCGCCGAATTCGCCCATGCCGTCGCGGATGTAGCCCTCCGCCTTGCCGACGCTGTCATCGATCGAGCGCATGCCGCGCTCGCGCAGGTCGGATAGCAGGCCCTTGTTCTGGTTGGCCGCATCGATCGTCGCCTTGCCGGCGTCATTGCCGCCGAACAGCGATCCGAGCAGGCCAATACCTGCGCTGATGATTGAGCCAAGCATGTCTTTACCTCAGGAAACGATTGTTCGGTCGGTGACCCGGCGCCAATTGGTGCCGTCTGAAAACGCCGTCACGGCACCGCCGGCTTCATCCGGCACGAAGATCATCGCCCCTGTGTAGAGCGCCGCGTCGGGCAGGCTGGCGACTGCGAACGATGGCGTCGGAACCGGAAAGGCCGGCCGGATCAGTGAGCGCACCGACTGATCCAGTTCTTTCTGATACTGATAGGCTTCGCGCGACAGTGTTCCGTTCTGCTCCCACCACCGAACGGTCGGGTCGGGTAGGCGTTGCGGCAACCTGATCATGGTGCGCGATCCCGGATGAACTGGGATGCCCCGAGGAATGCAACCTCAACCGGATCGGAAACCTGCAACCGCCACTGCCGCCCCTCGCGACCGGTCAGGCCGGTGCGGTTCACGTCGATGGTCCGCGTTTCGCCCTGCGTTCCAAGTTCGCGCAGCAAGGCGTTGCCGAACGTGCGACCGCCGTCATTCGACCACGACACGGAAACCCTGGGATTCGTCTCGATCGGGTCAATGCCGACATCAACGCCGACCCCCGTGATGAAATCGAACGACGCCTTGTCAACCACCGCGCGGCCCGGGTGGCGGTGGGTCTGGTTCGACCGGACCTCCCAGACCAGCGGATTGCCGGCCTCGCGGCGCTCCCGGTCATGGATGCGAAACACAGCGGCGCTGTCGCGATCGAAGGCCAGCCACTCGCCGAACGCCTCGATGCCGAGCGTTGCGCGCCAGCGGACATCGCCGATCGATGCGCGCTCGTGCCACTTGTCGGTCGATTGGTCGAACACCAGCGTCCACGTCGGTCCCGTCAGCACCCAGCACGGATGCCCGCCGGCAACATAGACGCTTGCCGACAGGTCGGCCGCGTTGGTCACAGCGTTGATCAGCCGCTCGATGTGCGGCGTCGAAATCTTCTGCGGCGAATATCCGGAGAGACGATAGACCGCCTTGTCGGAGCCGACCCAGCACAGCGACCCCGGAAAATACGGTTCGAACCCCGATACCGCATACGCTCCAGCCAGCCCGACACGGACGACGGGGCCGCGCGAGAACGGAAACCCCTCTGCATTGCCTGCATTGCCCCAAAACTCGACCGTGGACGTGCCCATGAGGAGAAGATCGCGCCCGATCGGCACGCCGCGCACGAGCCCGTCCGGCGAGGCCTCCGCCGTGGCGTAGTTGAGTTCGTTGAACCCTGTGTCGTTGATATCCGAAGCGAACACCCTGCCGTCAGCGCTGGTGACGAAGAAAAAACCATCCATGAAGCATATGGAGTTCGCCGCTGGAAGGTCGGCATCGGTGAAGTCGCCAATCGCTCCCGCCGAGATTTCCGACATTCCGCCCGAATGGACGATCAGCACGTCGGGGGTCGGAGCTTTCATGTTGTGAGCCATGATCACCGGACCATCGCCGCCGATCGTTCCCGTCAGTTCGAGGACGGTGTATGTCGACCCTGCCTTGGTGACGGAATAGGCCTTCTCGCCGTTGATGATGTAGAGGACGGACCCGACGAGGAGCGCACCGCGCGGCGTTGCCAGGCCGGCGGAGAAAGCCGACTGAAGCCCCGGGGCCCGGCGATAGACGATCTTGCCTCTTGAGCCTTCCGGCGCCCGTTCGGCGTAGGCATTGATCAGCCGGCCACCGTTCTCGCTCGGGTTGACGCTCGGTTCGGTGGAGGTCGGGAACGGAATCTCCGGCATCAGAAATAGTCCGTGGTCTGCGGCTGGCCCGAAAGCTCGACCGCGCGGAGGGCACGCAAGCGCGTCTCCGCCAGCAGGCGCTTGGCATCGTCCTGCCGATCGCCGAACTGCGGAGCGATGGAATTGGCGAGGATCACCGCAAGATGAATCGCCGCCCTGTCCTCGATCTGATCCGGGTCGCCCCATACCCATACGCCGCGAAAGGCGAGGTCATCCATGACGGCGGATATTTCATCGCTGACGGCCTGCTTGTCCTCTGCCGACGCCGACTGGCCGGCGCCTACAACGCCAAGCTCGCGCAACACGCGAAGAACCAGCTGCTCCTTGGTCTGCATTGTCAGCGGTCGCGCTTCGCCGGCCTGTTCGCCGCGCCGCGCTCCTTCGCCTTGGCCGCCTTCACGTCGTCCTTCTCACCTTCGACTTCATAGAACCGGTTCCGCTTCGCCGTCTTGATCATGGAGGGGTCTTCGACTTCCACGAACTCGCCGCGCGGAAATGCGATCCCGTTCCACGTGTTGACATCCAGATCGCCGGAACCGCCATGCCATTTGATCTTCATCGTCGCGTCTCCTTTCACGAAATCCACGTCTTCATGACGTAATCGAGGTTTTCGAGGGCGCCGGAGAGCGCCATTTCCTCGCGCTCGATCTCGGCTTTCTGGCCGCGCAACATGGCTTGGCGGCCTTCGAATTCCTGACGGCGGAGCGAAAGCTTCCGCCACATAGGGTTCATCTCCCGATAGCCGTACATCGGCAGCGGCTTGGCGAGGTCGGATTCGTCCGGCACGATCACGTCGATCCCGCGATCCCGAGCAACCTGGAGGAAGTGGTGGCAGCCGGCGCGCTGGTCCCCGTATTCGGACGAGGATGTCATGTCGATGCCCCAAAGACCGATCGCGTCGGGCTTCCTGCTGATCGCCAGCGCCATCATCCACGCGATCGAGGATGTGAAGAAATACGGACCGAACTCCCGAAGCATCTCATCCTTCGGGAAGGTCTTGAACCCCGCAAACCGGGGGTCAAGATTGATGGTGTAGACCGACCGCTGGAGCGTGAGCCACGACAGGTAGGATGTCCATGTCGCGTCGCGCTCCAGCGGCTTCAGGTCGTGCAGTTCGAACCATTCATCGCATCGCGGCAGCGCGCCGGCATTGGCCGGGCCGCACGCCCATATCTCCCACGAGGGATCATCATAGGGCGCACGCAGGTTTGAAGACGGCGCGGTGCCAACGAGTGCGATCTTGGTCACGAGCAGTCCACCGATCCCACGTTGGAAACGATGTCCCAGCGATTGGCTGCCCCTGCGAACAGGGTCACCGACTGGTCGATCGCCGAAAAGGTCAGCGTGGTGTTCGCTCCCGCCCGACCGACATAGGTCGAAGTCGAGCCGGTCACGCCCTGAAGGGTCGCGGTCGAGTTGACGACGACCTGAGCCAGCGCAGACGATGTGGTTGTCTTGATGAACTGCTTCACCGCCCCGACGTAAGGCGGGGTGAGCAACTGCACGAAGGCGGCCGTCGACGTGATGAGCTGCATGCCGACGTTTTCCAGCATCCTTGCCGTGGAGGTGCTGGACTTGATCGACTGGCCGGGAGGAATGACGCCGTAACCGGCTTCGCGGTTCGGAATCTGGTTGTTGAGAGGCATTGCCGTTTCTCCAGGATGGTGTTGGGGGAGCGGGGCGGCCTCGGGCCGCCCCTACTGTGGTCAGTCGGTCGGAGCCGAGAAGAACCCGGTGAAGACGCCCCACTGCTTGAGCTGGGTGCCATCCATCGGATGCTTCTTGAACATCTTGCCGACGCCGTAGGCCATTTCAGTGCCGGTGCCGGTGATGAACCCGTAATCGTCCTCCTTGCGGAAGGTCGGCTTCGCCATCTGGCCCCATCCGAGCGCTGCCGCCTGCTGGCCGCAGAGGAACACGGGCTCGACGCGCCCCGACGAGTCGCCGGCCGTGAGCAGGCTGGTCCACACGTTGGTGACGTAGGACGAGATTTCCGGGACCTCGCGGATGATGATGCCATCATCGATCAGGTCGCCATCCTGGAAGATCGGGTTCTTCAGGCCCGCGGCTTCACGAGGACGGGCGTCCTTGTTGATGGTTTCCAGGTCGGTCTTCAGGTCCCGGAAGGTGTTGATCCCGGCGAACGCAACGAAGTACTCGCGACCGTCCTCCAGCTTGTAAGGGCGAATGGCCGGCGACGCCTGCCGCGCGAGACGCTTCATGAGGCGCAACGGCGCTCGCTTGAAGCGGTCGGCAGCGGAGTCGATCGTACCCAGCGCGGTCGCGTGAGCAGCGTTGTAGTTGCTGGTCACAGCACCATACAGCACGCGATCGGCATTGTCCGTGTTCCACGTGTTGCGCTGGCCGGTCGTCGCCAGTTCGTAGCGGACGCCGTTGACGCGATCGCCGTCATCGGAGCCCAACCCCGCAGGGGCGGTTTCGGACGGCAGCGACATGAACGCCTCGATCAGCTCGTCACGCTGAAGTTCCTTGCCCCAGTCGGCAAGCAGCGGCTTGGCTTCACCGAAGATGTCGGCGGAATCCTTGTGCCGCTCGTTCTTCTTCGAGGCCACGGCGTGCCGCGCCCAATCGATCCAGAGGCGCATGCCGTAGTTGTCGATCTTCTCCTCGTTGCCGACGAGAGTACCAGAGCCCTTGCCCGCACCGCGAAGCTTGGTGACAAGGGGGATGTTCATCACCTCGCCGCCGGCAACGAGTTCGTTGCGGATGCGGATGATGGACGTGAGGGCGGTGCCCATGTAGGGCGAGAACAGGTTCTCGCGCACAAATTCACGGTTGATCTGCTGCGTGAACTTGATGAGCTTGTTGTTGTCCTGAACCGTGGTGACGGCCATGACGGTATCCTTTCAGATGTAGCGGCGCGCCCTCTTGGAGGGCGGGTTACCGCATCGCGTGGCTGAATAGCGCCGCGTCGCTCATGTCGCCGTCGTCGACGGCGTTTCCGCCGCTTGGAAGGCGGCTGAGCGAAGGCGGCAGGCTGACGGGCGGGGATGACCGGTCGGTCGTCTGTGCGGCGGAGGACCGCAGCCGCTCGATGATCTTCGCCTGATGAGCGGGATCGTTGAGCCGCTTTTCGAACTCGGCTTCGAACCATGCCTGCGGGTCGTTGCCGACCGTCTGCATGGTCTGCCGGCGCTTGTGCCACTGGACCAAATCCTCGAAAGGATCATCCGACGCCATGATGCGCTGATAGTCGGCGCGGACGTTCGGATCGGTGTCCATCGCCGTGCCAAGCGCCTGGTATGCGGCCTGGACGGTCTCGGCACCGTGTTCCTTGATGGCGAAGCGCCTCGAAACCAGTTCTGTATGCTGCCGTATCTGCTGCTGGACTGGCGTCAGGGCTGCATTCACGAAGCCGTCCGGGTCTTCCCAGTATTCGGGCTTCTTGGGCTGCTCCGCCGGCTTCGGCTCGGGCTGGCGTTGACGAGTGAGCAGATTGACCTGCCCGCGCATTTCCGCCAGTTCGCGGCGGAGTTCTTCCGCCTCCTGCTTGGCCTCACGTTCCTTTTCCCGCGCCGCATGGAGCGCCTGCTGCGGGACCTGTCCCGCTTCTGCGCCGACAGGATCGGCGCCCTCGCGCTCAGGGCCTCTCGGCCCGCGGTTGGAAGGATCGGGCTCGCCTGCCTTGGGGGCAAAGCGACCGAGATCATCCCGGGCTGGTCCAGCATCTTCCGCCGTCGTTTCCGAAGCGGCGGATTCAGCGGTTTCGTCCGACGACTCGTCGGCAAGGATCGCGTCCAGTTCTGTACCGGTCATTTCAGTCTCTCCGATTTCGTTGGGAGTACGTTCGCCCTATTCAGCCAGGCGGCGGCGATCGCCCTTCAAAGGATGGCGGCTCCTGCGCGCACTTTGGACGTGGGTAACGCTCCACGATCGCCCGATAGAGCCCGGCGGCGGCTGTCACACGTTGCCTCAGTTTCTCACTTCGGCAACGATTTTCTCGGTCGGGCTGATGACGATCTCGCCGTGCGGACGGCCTTCGGCGATCCATCTGGCAAGCACATCAGTCATGGTCAAAGGGCGCCGGTCGTGCCGAGCCCAACTCCAAGGACCATCGCGACGCACGACTTCGCCGAAAAGACAATATCTGAGCGTGTAGCCTTCAGCCACGCACATTCCGGCTGTTCCCCATTGCATCGTCATGCCGGCTGCCTCCGCCCTTCCGCGATGTCCGCGTTCTTGAACGCCACGCGCTCCTGTCGCGACTCGTGGCGCTCACGCTCCTGCATGCGCATTTCCTGCGGCTTCAACGACGCTTCCACGTTGGTCTTGCGCGCCTGAGCCATCTTCAGCGCCGTGCCCGCCTCCGTCTCCCGAATGCCGGCCAGTGTTTCGGCAACCTGCAATTCGGGAGGCATCTCGGGAGCCCCGTTAGGCGTCCCCTCGCTCTTGACCTTTGCCATATTGAGCAGGGTGCGGGATTGGGTTTCTTCGGTGTCCGCCTGCTTCTGCTGAAGCTCCAGCATGATCGCCTGCTGTTGAGCCGGCGGAACCTGCTGGGCTTCCTGCTTGGCCTTCTGGATGATACCCAGCGCCTTCTTCTTGATCGATCCCGCAAGCGGCGAAAGCTCGATCAGAAGTTCAGGCGGAACCGCTTGCCCTCCCCGCGCCATCACGGTCAGAGTGTCGTAAGCATCGGCCTGCATGTTGATCGTGTCGGGACCTTCATCGAGGATGATATCCACGTCGAGCGAACCCAACGCGTTGACGATTGCCGGCTGTCCGGTGCGGGGGTCGGTCTGGAGCTGGTTCACCGCGAAGAAC